GAATCTGTTGCCAGCACAGGTTGCTGCAGAGGTGTCAACTGCAATTCAAGAATATCTAAAGACCTCTCAAACGGAGAAGTTCAATGGGAAATTCAGGTATAGCAAGTTCATCGGTGTCATTGATAATTCTAATCGCGCTATTAACTCTAATGATACTGATATAACTCTAAGGAAAGATTTTTACGCACAGATTAACTCCTCTTCATATTATGAGATCTGTTATCAAAATGAATTCTTAAAAGACTGTGACGATCCTGTAGTCTCTTCTACTGGTATGACAGTGTTTGAGCATCCGACTTACACGTCATATCTTGAGGATAGGAATGGCAAAATAGTCCTATATAGACTAGATTCTTTAACTGGAGAAAAAATTCTCCTTAACGATTCTGTTGGTGATATTGATTATGTAAATGGCGAAATCAAACTATATGATTTCACTATCTTAAAAGGTTCTTTCTCAGACAATCGTATTGAACTGAGAGTCAAACCTGCTAATAAAGATATTGAGGTTAAGCGTGAGGTATACCTAGACGTAGATATCTCAAAGAGTTCATTTGTAGCATACAAAGAGTAGTAGTAGATGTTGAAAACTGCTAATAAAATCTCATATCTAGTTGAGTCTCAGTTACCAGACTTCATCAATGAAGAGTACGAACTTTTTTCAAAGTTCGTAAAAAAGTATTATGAGCAATTAGAATTACAAGGTCAACCACTTGATATCATCACGAATATTGAGACATATCGTGATATTGACTTTTATGAGAAAAATATTCTTAAGCAGTCATCTAAACTAACAGGTAGTCTTAGTGCGTCAGATTCTACGATTACAGTTGACGATGCTACATCATTTCCAAAAAACGGCGGATATATTAAAATTGATGATGAGATCTGTTATTATGCAGAAAGAACAGACACTCAATTTCTAGAAGTAAGTCGTGGTGTTAGTGGTAACACTACTCTAGGAGATTTGTATGCAGAAAGCACATTTGTTACTACACAAGCAGCAACTCACCTAAATGGATCTACTGTACAGAATATCAGTAATCTATTTTTATATGCTCTAGTAAAAAGTTTTGAAAGTCAATATCTTGCAGACTTTCCAGAAGCATACTTAAAAGAGGGAGTTGATAAAAGAACTCTAATTAAAAATATTGCGTCGTTCTATCAATCAAAAGGAACTGACAAGTCTGTTAAATTCCTTTTCAAATGTTTGATTAAGGATGATCCAGAACCAGAAATTACATATCCTAGAGATTCCACACTAAAAGGTTCTGAGTCTACTTGGATTCAAGTATATGCCCTAAAAGCAAAGATCGTTGCAGGAAATCCAACTGACCTTATTGGCAAGACAATTACACAAGACACTGACGAAGGTTATGCGTCAGCAGTTGTAGATAATGTAAGGTTTTCTGGAAAATATGACGGTGAAGATCTTTATGAGGTCATTTTATCAGAACAAAGCGTAAATGGCAACTTTTCTATTGCTGCCAGAACTAAGTTAACGAAAGAAGTTACAGCATCTACATCTAATGGCGATAGAGTTGATGTGTTCTCAACTCTTGGATGGGGAAAGACTGGAGAATTTAAGATTGATGATGAAACCATTACGTTTGAAGAAAAGAACGTCAATCAGTTTGTAATTAAGCATAGACCTGGCACTAGTGCTTACCCAGTAGGAACTGCTGTAACATATGGGGCAAATGTTTCTGGTAATGGTGTAGATCTACTAATTTTTGGCATACTCTATAATGTAAACAATAGTACAGAGTATCCACATGCATCTTCTGGTGATCTTGTAGAAATTTCAGAATCTGGATTTCTTACTGATGATGTAAAAATCTTTGATGCTCAAAATAACTTGAGATGGATCACTACAAGTTCTACTCCTGGTTCATCTACTAATGCATCTGTAACTAGTCAGATCTCCCATTTAAATTCTAACGTATCTGCAATTTTTGAGGATGGCGAAGGATATTACATTGCTTCCTCTGGATTCCCTTCTCATGATATTGCAAAAGCAGGTGTAACTATCCCAACAGATCTGCAAGATCAAAAGTTACTAAAAATTATTCGTAAGAACCCGATTGCAACAACCGAGGTATATGAGACCAAATATAGAGACGTTGGTGTTGCTACAAATGGTATTCCTTTTCTAAGTTACAAAGATGAGGATGTTGTTCTTAATGGACCTCTACAAAGTATCTCTGTATCTGCTAGAGGAACAGGATATCAAAAAGAACCATTTGTTCTTGTCAATGGTGTAGCAAATTTAGCAAGAACAAAACTAGCAGGTCAGGTTGTTGAATCTGTAGTTGTAGATACTCCAGGAAATTATAATGCAACTCCAACTGTTGAAATTGTTTCTGGTAGATATGCACAAGCAACTGCTGTTGTTACTAATGGAGAAATCACTAGCATTGTAATTGATAATGCTGGAGAGTATTATTCATCTCCACCAGAAGTATTAATTTCTGATAATGCAGGAAAAGGAAGATTTGCTGATTATACTGCAACTATTGACTCTGCTGGACAGATCACAGGATTTGTTAAAGTTAATGGTGGAAATCTTTATACACAAGAAAATGTTTCTGTTCAAATTATTGCAGTAGGTTCTGGAGCAACAGGTACAGCAAAAATTAGAGAATGGCGTAAAGATCGTTACTACAAGAATCTATCAAGTCTTGATTCGGAGAATGGATACTTCTTTAAAAACTTTGTAGAATCTCGTGGTAATGGATACGCTTACTATGCATCACCGTCCACGTTGAGAGCAAATGACAATGGATCTACTCACTCTCCTATTCTTGGATTTGCTTATGATGGCAATCCCATTTATGGTCCTTATGGTTTTTCGGATGCTGTAAATGCACAGAGTGCTGTAGTAAGAATGACTAGCAGTTACTACAGAAATACTAGTCGTACTTCTGGTCCAACAACTGCAACATATCCAATTGGAACATTTATTGATGATTACACTTATGTTGATGAATCTGGAACTCTAGATCAAAACAATGGAAGGTTCTGTGTAACTCCAGAATTCCCACAAGGAACATATGCATATTTCATCACAGTTGATGGATCTGATACTCCTGTTTTTCCATATATTCTAGGTGTTAACTATTACTCTTTACCTGTTGACTCAAATTATAATTCACAAATTTCACAAGATGAAATTCCAGTAAAATCAAGAAGATTGAGAACAAGTGATATTGATAATAATGGAGACCTTGCTCTTGCTAGAATTAATGAAGTAAAACGAGGAAGTGTATCTTCTGCAAGTATTTCAAGAAGCGTTTCAAGTTTCTCAGTTGGTTCTTCTATTATTGTAGACGATAAACAGACAGAAGGATCTGGATGTGCTGGTGAAGTAGATTCTGTAAAAGGACGCCAAGTATCTGCTATTGAGTCTCAAGATAATAAATGCCTTTACATTGAACTTGTAAGAGATGCATACTTGTTTGATGGAGATACTATCATCCAGGCAGGAACTGGTGCTACTGGTGAAATTGTAGGAAACGTATTTACCTCAAACAAACTTGCTCTAAGAAGCATTACTGGGTCTTTCAGTTCAGGTGATGTATTCTCTTCTACAACACTGGTATTATCACTAATCTTAGACAAAAACTCTTCATACACAAAAGGTGCTACATTATCTCTATCAGATGGTGTTGCTGCACCTGTTGCAACTGGAGAGGTATTAGAAACCACCACAGACCAGAATACTGTTAAGGTAAAAGTTCTTACAGGAACATTTGTTGCAGATGACACATTATTCTTAACTAGTTCTGATCTAATCAATACTACTGGTTCTGTAATTGTATCTCTTACTCCATTAAGTAAAGATCTACCAATCTTTAAAATTACTGACAATGTAGCATTGCTGACAACTTCTGATGCTCATGGAGTTGCAGTTAATGAAAAAATTAATGTAGATATTAATCCAGATGATTCTACCACTACAACAACTTATTATGTAAGAAGTAGAATTTATCAAGAAGTTGTCTTTAAAAACCCAGGTGTAGACAGGGTTCTCAGGGATACTGGTGTTGGTAGAATTGCAATTCTAAACGGTGGTAATGATTACACACCAAACACTTATACTGGAATTGCATTGTCTGGTGGATCTGGAACTGGTGCAGAAGCAACTATTGTGGTATCATCCACAGGATCTGTCAATAGTGTTACCATCACTGACAAAGGATCGGGATATTCTAAGTTTGATATTTTGACAGTTGGAGATACTGCATTATCTAAAACAAATACATCTTCACCAAAACTTCAACTAAGTGTTGACCATGCTGGTCTTGCAATTCAAAATGCCGTATTAAATGTTGATAGTGGAATTGGTATTACTACTGGTGATTTCTTACAAGTAAATAATGAAATTGTTAAAGTTGTTAATAGAACTAATAACGCTCTAACAATAGAAAGAGCACAAAAAGGAACTACTGCAGTTGATCATTTTGATGGAGCAGTTGTCTCTATCTACGATCCTGGTTATAACTTAAGTGTAGGATACCAGATTGGATCTACTACTAAAGATCCATATGTTTTCTCGTATGATCCAGCAACACAAAAAGCAGTATTCGTATTTGATTATTCCGAAACTTTATCATCAATTACAAAACTTGGATTAGGATCAGTCTTCTTTGATCAAAGTACAGATCAAAGATTAGTAGAAGTTGAAAGTATTACTGAACCAGATCTTTATTTTGAATTTTCTTCTGACAACACAACATTTGAGAGAAATAAAATTCTAGATATCAAAAAACATTACAAGTATAGTTTTGATACGTCACACTCATCAATGAGTGCAGTTAATTTTGATTTCTCTCCTAGTATCAATTTAAATGTTCTAACTTTAGAAAAATCAACATCTACAAATATCGTAGATTTAAAAATTGGTTTTGGACCTAGAATTTCCACAAATCAATATACAGAGAAAACAGAAGTACCATTTACCAAATATTTCTACTTTGATAGAAATGGAAATGTCAATTCAGAAGGATCTTATGTCAATGTAATTGAAGATCCTCTTCAGGGAGAAAAGACTGCTCTATATGTTACGAGCAATAGAGTCATGTATGAAACTGGTATCGCTGCTCCACATGATGGCAGTGGTGCTATGACTTATACTTCTAAGTCTATTTTCTCAATCGGAGAAATTAATTCTGTTAAGATTACAAATATTGGTAGAGACTATATCAAAATTCCTTTGGTGACAGGAATTGTTCCAACATCATCTTACTTGGCAAAAGTTTCATGCACTGTAGATTCTGGAAGAATTATTGGTGTATCTGTAGATGGATCTGGATCTAATTACTCAAAACCAATTGTATTAGTAGAAGGGAATGCAAAACTATCTCCTGTTGTTGATGGAGGTAAAATTACAGGTATCGTAATTGACGATGCTGGATCGGGATATACTACACCACCTACTATTACAGTATACGAATCTGATTTAGATTGTTATATCAATACTATTGAGATCGGTGTTCCTACCAGTGTCCAAGTAATTAATAACGGAGGATCATTCCATAACGATAATACCTTATCGTCTAACTTTAGATCTAACTATGTCTTAACTGTATCGGATTTTGAGACAGATGCTTTTGCAGTTGGAGAAACTATTGTACAGAGATCTGGATCAACTGAAATTGCTCGTGCTAGAGTTTCTTCTTGGAGACAGGGATCTAATCTATTAATTGTTGATAGAGTAAAAGGTATTTTTAGAAAAAAT